CTTCCCTAAGAGTAACATTTCCAAATATTTCTTTATACTCTATAGAATTCATTAAGTTACGAACCTTACTACCAAACCTTGAGGCTAGTTCAGCATTGTGAGATACTTGCATAATTTTTTTTTTGGGGTATTTACCTATGTACCATGCTGGGAATAGATAAGATGCAAATTCTGATTTTGTATGACGTGGAGGCATGTTGATTATGAGTCTCTTAGCATCTCCATCAGCAACCTCTTGAAAGGCTTCCGAAATAATCTGGTGATGACCATACTTCTTTGGATTATCTGTCTTACGATAAATAAAATCTTGCCAGACAGACTCTGCAAAAATTAAAAAATTATCTTGGCAAAGCTTAATCCACTCTAATTGTTTTTTTAGAATTATATCTTTTAATTCTTCTTCAGTTAAGTTTTCTATTTTCATCTCGTTTGGGACCCTAGTGTATCTATATAACCTACTTTGTAAACCCTTTCGCCCCAGAAAACCTAGCCCCAGAACGTCAAACCCTGAAAAGATAAAAGTAAAAACGATTATGAGATTGAGTATGAGCCTTCGTATAGGTGTAGGCTAGATACAGCAATGGCGAGGTGTATAGCCTCGCCGTTGGTTCGTGTTAGTTATTCGTTAGGGTGTAAGGTCTGCACAAGTGTGCTGAACTTCTTAAGTATGTTATCCTTGAACTCATCAACAACTGCATTGCCAACGTTCTCAAGTATATGCTTCTCGCACTCGCCCATCAACAGTTGGAACATGATCTCGTAGTTCAACTGCTTCTTAGTGCCATTGTCCACCACCATGTCAGCTAGTGATGTTGGTTCGTTACTACTGACACGTTCAGCTAACACATTAGCTATGTTGATAAGACTACTTGTCATGGTCACCACCAATAGCTTTATACTCAGCATACTCTATCTGCTTCTGGAACTGATTGTATAAATCATTGTGATCTATTTTAAAACTGTCCTTATCAAATGATTTACGGACACGTTTGATTTTTTGCAAACCATAATTATCTCCGTTCTCATCTTGAACTATAATTAAGTTTTGTTTTGATCTATCAAACACATTGACCACGTTTTGTTTCATTGTGTCTAACTCTTTACTTAGCCTGTTAGACTTTAGCTTTAACTGAACATAAGCTATAACGATTTTCTTTTCGTCTTGCTTTAGTTTTTTTACTGCATTTGTCATGTTGACCTCTTTGTTAAATTTACAAACTTATGTTTGCAAGGTCTTTGTATATCTTATTATATCTTATGCAATAGCTTATTTATCTTTTTTCTCATTAAGTTTATTAGGTCTAGCAATAGTAGAATTAGCATTACTCTATGTCCCATGTACCAACAGCAGTATTGTCTGCCTCGGTTGTGCCGTCAGTCTCTTTAGGTTTAACTTGGGTGTCATTTCCACCACGAGAACGAGACGAGGCGACAATGTCGCCTCGCATATTATAACTATCGTCCACCTCGCCTTTTTCCATTAGCTTGGTAAATTCATCTTTAGCCACTACCAACTGCACCAATACTCAACGACCTTTTTGTCATTGATAGATTGCTCACAGAATTTAAGAAACCTAATATCTTGTTCCTTGTACTCCTTGACGCTGTCCTTTTGGAACTGTTGCCCCCAGAAAAAACCATCTGTTGCCTCATATTCCTTGAAGTTAGTTTGAATAGCTTCTGCTAATTCCTTGACTACTTCCTCAGTCATATAACAAGGTGCTTCTTGGTCTCCATTAAAACCTAGATGTGACAAATGTCCATCTATATTTTCAGCAGGGTTTTGCTCTGCCCACTTCTTCGCCATGAACTGCTGAAGTCTTGCGTGTTTTCTCCAGACAAAAACATTCGCTTGATCTTCTTGGTCATCATCATAGTATTTTTTCCAATCTACTTGCTGACCTCTAAGATTTGCGTGTTGATCTAATCCCATCTTTTCTCCTTTGTTAGTTAATCTTTACCTCTTATCGTATCTTATATTCCTTTACAACAATTATCTTTTAGAACTATTCTAAACTAGAAACCTATTGCTGTATTATCGCCAGCGTCCCCCAGCTCTAACTGAGTCAGGCGCAGGTGCTATCCACTTAAGGGAACGAGACGAGACGGGATCAAAGAACTCCAACGAGCGAGAGAACCAGCACGCCAGTCCCCGCTAAGGTTAGTCCAGGAAACATAAATAAAAGGCACAGCCAAACGACAACGAAGGTCATGTGGAAGCTCCCTGAGCTGGTGCAGCTTCCAGCAGCTCCTGGGCCCGGACCTGTACTGCCCACCAAACGAGATCATTCTTGAAGTTAGTTAACGAGCCTGGATCACTGGTTACATGCTGAAGGAACTCACCGTTCTTGAGTCCGTTGTCATCGGCCTGGTCCCCTATCATCTGCCAAATCTCTTCTTGGTGCTGGTCGTGGAACGCGGATGTTTCACGGTAGTAAGTAAGACCCGATACGCCTCCGCTGCAGCCGTGCTGCGCTATGTCTGATATTAATCCAATATCCTGATTCTCGTACTCAGCGAGGCATTCGGTGATGCTTGGCATCAGGTACCATTCTTTTACTTCTGTAGTCATTTGCTCTCCTTTGTTTAGTTGTACATAAGACCTAATGGGAGATGTGTCAAGTACTATCTTGGATCTTTTTTAATCTTTCTTCGAAGATCCATTTCTTCTCCTCTGGCAATTCTCTTACCATCTTAGTTACCAGCTCCCTGAGCTCTGTCACCTGCTGCGCCAGCTCCCCAACTCTCTTGTTGTAGGAACGAGCTCTGTTCTGTGTTCGAACGAGATCCAGTGCCTCGAAATCTACTGCCATGTTTTCCTCCTTTGTTTGTCCAACCATACGACATCATGGGATCTAGGTCAAGCAAAACCTATTGCTGTATTATGTTCCCCAGCATCTGACGGCATGCACCCTGAAGCCTGAGCTGCGGGGGGCTCACCAGTATCCAGTAAACGAGAACGAGGTTTGCCATTACCTAGAACGAGAAACGAGATCCTGCAGCTGGTACCCAGGCCACCGAACTTAACAAAGAGGAAAAGGTTCGGTGGCCAGGAAACGAGCTTCACGCTGCTTCGGGCGGTGATCCCAGCTCCCTGAGCACCTGCTGCTGGACCGTGGGCCATTGATAAGGGGCTTCGAACGAGAAACGAGGGGTCAGTAAACGAGGTTCAGTAAACAGTGACACCGGTCTGTACAGTTCAAGGACACTCTGCAAGGGGGTCTTACCCAAGTTCTCTTTTAGGATAATTACTTTACCACCTGCTTTCACATACTTATTGATCCATACAATCTGCCATTTATTTAGTGCAGGATAACTTAATGAATCTGATTTTAATTCTATCCAAAATACTTCTGGTTTCATAACACAATGGATATCT